TTTTTGTTACTCAGAGCTTCTACATTAATAAGGAATACTTTTAAATTTTTACTTTTTTCAAACCATATCCAATTTTTAGGTTTATCAACCTTCCATTGAAAAATATCACGCTTTACTACATCTGGTAGGTGTATTGCTATTTCATTACACCATATAGTGTATACAGATTTTGGAGCTATAACTATTGCTGTATCTATCTCTTTTTTCATATATAAGTAGCCCATGTTATCTATAGCAGTTTTAGTTTTACCAGTACCCATCTCCATAAAATATGCGAAGCAATGAGAGTCTGCTGATTTTTTTAGGGCCTCCCTCTGATGTTCAAAGGGATTTGTCTTGTAAGGGTATTTCCATTCCATATCTAATTTCTTTTTTACATTTTTTTCTTGCAATTGTAAATAAAAATATTATTAATATGGGAGGAGGATGTTATGGAAAATAAAAAAATAAATATTGAACAATTTTCTAATATTGAATTAGATAAAGATACGGTTGGGTCAATATCAAAAAAATGTAATGAATATAAAAGTCTTCAACAAGAAATTGAAGATAAAGATAAAGAAATTTCTGAGCTGAAAAAAAAGGCTAAGGAGTATGAGGAACGAACAATTCCTGATATGATGCAAGAAGCAGGCGTTTCGAAGTTGGAATTATCAGATGGTACAAAGGTTGAAGTGAAACCTTTCTATGCAGCTAAAATTCCAGAGTCTAGAAACGATGAGGCTTTTGATTGGCTTAGGGATAATGGTCATGGAGACATGATCAAAAACGTCTTAACGGCAAATATCGATAAGGGTCAAGATAATCAAGTTTCTGCCTTAATTGAGTTATGTGAAAAATTAGAATTTTCATATGCTCAAAAACAAAAAGTAGAACCTATGACTTTGAAAGCCTTTGTAAAAGAGCAAGTTGAAAAAGGTAAAGAAATACCATTCGACATGTTTGGAGTATATATTGCTAATAAGACAAAAATAACGAAAAAATAACGGAGTATAACGATGAAGTTAAATGACCAAAAAGAAGTCGCTATCAAACAAAAAGGTGGCGCAGTTGCAAATGTAAATTTAGAACAATTTGCAGACCAAGGATTTGACAATGTAGATTCAAAAAGTTTGGCTCTACCATTTTTAAAAATTCTTGGACAATTATCTCCTCAGGTTACACAAGGAGATTCTCAATTCATACAAGAAGCGAGACCCGGTATGATTTTCAATACCGTGACTAATCAGTTGTATGATGGTGCTAAGGGTATAAAAGTAGTTCCATGCTTTTATAAGCTTGAGTACATTGAGTGGAGAGACAGAGGCATGGAAGGTAGTTCTGCCCCTGTAAATATCTACTCATCAGATAGTGATATCATGTCAAAGACAACTAGGGATGATAAGAATAAAGATAGACTCTCTAATGGAAACTATGTAGAGGAGACTGCCTCACATTACGTTATGGTGCTTGATGAAAACAACGTCACTAGCACTGCTTTGATCACTATGAAATCCACTCAAAGAAAAAAATCTAAGAAGTGGAATTCTATGATGATGTCCGTGAGAGAAAAGAAAAAAGATGGAAGCTTTTTCAAGCCCGCTCCATTTACGCAAATGTACAATCTAAAAACCGTCCTTGAGAAAAATAATTTAGGATCTTGGTATGGTTGGGAGATTGAACATATTGGCACCATCAATTCCAACGATGCCCTACAAGGTGCGTTTGAATTTTACAAAACTTGTAAAGAGGGTGCTGTAAAAGTAAATCACGACAAAGAAGAGAACGTAGAAAAAACACCTTTCTAGTATGCAAATACTTGACAAGACCTTGGAAGAGTTTGTAGAACTCTTCCAGGGTTCAGATACATATTTTGGTGTTTCAAAACCTACCGGTAAGAAAAATTCTAAAGGTAAGGCAGAATTCAAACATTGGCTAGAGCCTTCACCAATGACAAAAGATCATTGGTTGCAACATTTAAAAGGAGAAGCTTATTATGGATCTGTCCCTATCAGAGATGATAATACATGCAATTGGGGGGTCATCGATGTTGATCGTTATAATATACGCCATCAAGACCTTATTGAAATTATACGGCAAAGAAAATACCCATTAGTTCCATATAGATCAAAATCTAACGGACTGCATTTAATACTACATATTGATGGTGTTGTTTTAGCGTCATCAATGCGAAAAAAACTTATTCAAATAGCTTCTGACTTAGGAATAAATGACACTACAACAGATATTTTTCCTGCTCAAGATGAAGTGGATTTAACTCCTGATAATTGGGATGATAAAAGAAAAGGTAATTTTGTAAATTTACCTTATCAAAAATCCAATATGACTACTAGAGTTGCGATGGATGATGATTGTAATTCTATAAAATTAGAAAACTTATATGATTTTGTTAAAAAATTTAGACTTACCCCTGCAGAATTTAATAAACTAAAAGTTTATCAAGATGATGAAACAAAGGATTATCCTCCCTGTGTTGTAAATTTCATGAAGAACAAAGTCAAAAAAGGTGAGGGTAGAAATGATGCTATGTTTAATGTAGCAGTCCTTGCTAAAAAAATAAATCCTGAGCCAGTAATGTATGAAGATTGGACTAGAAACATGATGGGCAAAGTTTGTTCTGAAAGTTTACATCCAAAAGAATTACAAAATATTTTTAAAGGTGTTGAAAACAAAGAGTACGCTTATAAATGTAAAACATCAATTGCTAGAATGCATTGTGTTTCTAGTGATTGTATAAAAAGAAAATATGGTATTGGTGCAAATGAAGCTTTACCTGAGGTTGGCAAACTTTTAAAAGTAAATTCTTATCCTGAACCTTATTGGATTTTACCTATACAAGGAAAATCTATAAGATTATCAACGAAACAATTATATCAACAACAATTGCTTGGTGAGCAACTTTTAAATTATGATATTGTTTGGAGAAGTTTAAAACCTTCTAAAAGAGATCCTGATCCTTACAAAGATTGGTTAGAAGAACTTATGTCAAACAAACAAGACATGGAAGGATTTGATGCTCATGAAGAGAGAGAAGATGTATTTAATTCTAGAATATCACAATTCTTAGAGGATACAGAGGACACCACAGAGTTTGACCAAATAGATTCAGGAAACATATGGATTGATAAAGTAGAAATGAGATTTAAATTAGAAACTTTCAGAAAGTTTATGAAAAAGATGGGTTATAATTGGTCTGAAAGAGATTGCACAAAGTTTTTAGAACAAGGTGGGGCGCAACCAAAAAAGAAGTTTCAAAACATTGACACTCGACATTGGGTTGTTAGTCTACCTAAACAAACGGAGCATAAAAATAAAGATGTCAAGTTCACTAAGAAAAAAGCTGCATGGGAAGACAATTAAAATTTTTGGCCCTCCCGGAACAGGAAAGACTGAAAATTTATTAAAAAGAGTGCAGATGTATCTCAAAAAAGGTTTTGAACCTGAAGAGATTTGTTACATATCCTTTACTAACAAAGCCGTTGATGAGTGTGTAAGTCGTATAAGAAAAAAATTTAAAGACATTGATGAAGATAGATTTAAATATTTTAGAACATTACATAGTTTAGCTAGACAGCAATTTGCAGAGATTCCGGTTTTAGATCCAAAAGTAGATTTGTTAAATTTTCACACTGAGTATGGAACTATTAAAATTAATTTTAAAGAAAGTTGGGATGATCAGAAAGTATATAATAATTGGTCGTTACAATTATACGATCGTGCTAGAAATATGAAAATAGATCCCATAGAACTATACAAAAAACAAACACGAAAAGGTGTTAGGTTACAGCAGTTTAAGTCCATCATAGCGGGGTACGAGCAGTTTAAAACAATGGAATTGGAAAACGGACAACGGACACCGGACAGATTAGATTTTACTGATATGGTAGAAAAATTTGTTGCTGATGGGGGTAATCTTCCAATTAAAATATTAATGGTTGATGAGGCACAAGATCTTACTCCTCTACAATGGGACATGGTTGTTAAATTAGCTAAAAGTGTTTGGAGAGTTTACATAGCAGGAGATGATGATCAAGCAATTTACGAATGGAATGGTGCAGACGTAGAACACTTTCAAACTTTTCCGGGACGAAATATTATCTTAAAAAAATCTGTAAGATTAAATAAACAAATTCATTTCTTTTCTAAATGTTTATTAACAGGGATGAAAGATGATAGAATTGAAAAAGAATTTTACTCTAATCAAAAAGAAGGACAAATATATTATTGGAATAATTTAAAAAAAGTGCCTTGGGAGATGGAGGGTAGTTGGTTAGTTTTAGCTAGGATCAACGATGTTAAAAGAGAACTACAACAACAAGCAAAAGAACTTTCGCTTTATTATCAGGATGTAAAAGGTAATAAATCATTTGAGGTTAATCAATATCAGGCAATTCAATATTGGGAAAAAATTTGTGAGGGTGGTTCTATAAATAGAGAAGAGGCATGTATTCTTTATGAATATTTATTGAATATCGACCATGGATTTAGATCTCAAGAAAGCAAAAGATGGAGTTTCGCTCATCCAAATCAAGTGTTTAATTTTGATGAATTACATTTAAGATGTGGAATGAGAGAGGATAAGGGGAATTGGCTTGATATTTTTAAAAGAAAATTTAAAGATAGAGATAAGCAATATTTTAAAAAACTTATGAAAGAGAAAATAGATCTATCTCAACCGCCTAAAATAATAATTGATACCATACATCAAGTAAAAGGTGGCGAAGCTGACAATGTTGTTTTATCAAGTAAATGTAATTTTCCATCTCACTTTGAAAAAAAGAATAGTAAAGAAAAAGCAAAAGAATTAAGAGTTTGGTATACAGGGGCTACTAGATCAAAAGGCTCCTTACATTTATTAGGAACTTATCACCAATACAATTTTCCGTTAGGAAAATATTATAAAACTTACGAGGCAAATTATGGAAGAGCTTAGAAGAGCAATACTACAAGCACTAGAGGATAAATATAATGCACAAATTTCAGAAGCAGAGGCAACTTTAAAAATTTATTTAGAAAAACCAGTTGCTATTGGAGAACACCCTCAGCACATTGAAGAGTGTGATAAATTAGTAGATAAAATTGCACAAGCAGAAGAAAAAATTAAAGTATTACAAGAGTTTAAGCTATGACGAACAAAGATATATTTAAGGATGTTTTTCCACAATCTCGTCAGGTGGGAGGGAGCCATTATAAAAACTTTGTCATTCAGCCTTACGAATTTATTTCTAAAAATAATCTATCGTTCTTTCAGGGCTGTGTTGTAAAGTATGTTTGCAGATATATGCAAAAAAACGGGGTTGAGGATCTCGATAAAATTATACACTATTGTGAGCTAGAAAAACTTAAATTAAAAGATGATAAAAAGAATAAATAACTTCTTGTCAGAAGATATTATTACACAAATACAAAATATAATTAGGGAAAATATCAACTCACCTAATTGGAAAACAAGTATGTTTTGGCAAGAACCAATAAAAAAAAGTTCCTCAGTAGTATCTATATTTGATTTAGGAAACTATATTTCAATAAAAGAATTAATTTTAAAACACTATGAACCACATCTCGATTTAAAAAAGTTTAAGGATTTTTATTTATTATATTATATTTGGCCACCTTTAAGTTACATACCATTTCATTTTGATGAATATTCAAAAATAGCATCTACGATTTACTTAAACAAAAACTGGGATAAAGACCATGGTGGTCTTTTTATGTGTAAAAAAGATGATGACTATTTAGCAATTACACCAAAATATAATCATTGTATAATTAACTCAAGTGATGAAATACATGGAACAACTTTAACTACGACAGACGCACCAAAAAGAGAAACCTTACAAATATTTTTTTCATGACAATTGGATACGGACTTGGAATGTTATTAATGGGAATAGTTGCAATAACAATTGCTGCTGTTATAACTTATTTTATTATTAAATGACTCATCAATTAAATTTTATTTATAATGATTCGGACTGGACTTGTCCTGCTGAATATCCTGATTTGTCTAATGCAAAAGAAATTGCAATAGACTTAGAAACAAAAGATCCAAATATAAAAACAAAAGGCTCAGGGTGGGCTACTTTTGATGGTGCCATAGTTGGTTTCGCTGTAGCAGCTTTTGATCAACAATGGTATTTTCCTGTTCAACATGATGCAGGAGGGAATATGGATTTGGGTATTACTACAGCTTGGATGCAAAATGTTTTAAAAACTCCAGCCACTAAAATATTTCATAATGCTAGTTATGACGTAGGTTGGTTGTTAATTAATGGTTTTGAAATAAATGGCCCAATAGTAGATACTATGATTGCGGCCGCTATTGTAAATGAAAATAGATTTAGTTTCAGTTTGAATTCATGCGCTAAAGACTATTTAGGTGAAATTAAGAATGAAACTTTTTTAAACGAAAAAGCTAAAGAATGGGGAATTGACCCTAAAGCTGATCTCTGGAGACTGCCTGCGGGCTACGTAGGCTTCTATGCTGAGCAAGATGCAGGGCTAACCCTCAAGCTTTGGCAAAGGTTAAAATCTGAGATCTCAAAGCAAAGTTTAAATGATGTTTGGGACATGGAGATGGAATTACTCCCGATACTAATTGAAATGAGAAGAACTGGAATAAGGATAGATGAAGAGAAAGCTTATAAACTTAAAAAAGAATTTAAAACAAAAGAGATTGAATTACTTTCTAAAATTAAAAAAGAAACAACTATTGATGTAGACATTTGGGCCGCAAGATCTGTGGCTCAGGTTTTTGATAGATTAGGTGTTGACTACCCACGGACACCGAAAAGCGATGAACCTAGTTTTACCCAAAACTGGCTAGTGAATTGTAGTAACCCGATAGCGCAACTAATAAGACAAGCAAGAGAAATAAATAAATTCCATTCAACATTTATAGACTCAATTCAACGTTATGTTCATAAAGGTAGAATACATTCAGAAATAAATCAACTAAGATCTGATCAAGGGGGGACGGTTTCAGGGAGATTATCTTATTCAAATCCTAACTTGCAACAGATCCCTGCACGGAACAAAGAATTTGGAGATAAAATTAGAAGTTTATTTTTAGCAGAA